AGGCGGCGGAGCCTGTGTACACCATGGTAGATGGTTTGCCAGTGCTGGAGCTTAAGGAGGCAGTGTAAATGGCGAGAACGAAGAACAGATTTAATGCAGTTCAGATACAGGAAGCGGTAACAGCTGGTGTACCTGTAAAGCAGAGAAAATCCTTTCGCGTTGCACTTTATGCCAGATTGTCGGTGGAACTGAAATCCAGACCATCGGAGTCCATAGCCAACCAGCTGAGTATTTTAAGAGAATTTATCAGGGATAAGGCTGAATTTGCAGAATACCATGAATATGTTGACAGTGCAGTGTCGGGAACCAGTTTTGACAGACCTGCATTCGGGCAGATGATGGATGATGTCAGAGATGGGAAAATTAGTTGCATTATTGTGAAGGATATGTCCCGTTTTGGCAGGGATTATATCGAAGCCAGCAACTATATTGAGACGATATTTCCGTTTCTTGGGGTGCGTTTTATATCGGTAAGTGATCATTTTGATACGGAGGCAGAATATAACCAGAACAAGGCACTGGAAATTGCATTGAAAAATCTGGTGAACGATATGTATGCCAAGGATATTTCAAAGCGTGTTTCAGTCAGTCGCAGGCTTGATATGGAAAGGGGCAAATTTACGGGAAGCAATGCACCATATGGTTATAAAGTGGATAGTGGGGATGCCCTTCGTAAGTATGTGATAGACAGGGACGCGGCGGCAGTTGTCCGCCAAATTTTTGAACTGGCAGCAGATGGAGTGACACTTAGGGAGATTGCGAAAGCACTTCAGGAGTATCGCCTTGCATTACCGGGAGATTATCTGAAAACGGGGAATCTCTATGTGGAGGAAGGTGCAGAGGCAAAGGCATGGTATCCCGGTACGATTTCCAACATCCTGAAAAATCAGGCTTATATTGGAAACATGGTACAGGGGAAAAGGCGTACTAGTCTGTATGATAGTGAGACAAGGCATGCTACGGATGAAGACGATTGGATTGTGGTTGAAAATACCCATGAAGCAATTGTGGATAAGGAGCTTTTCAACAAGGTAAGAGCTGTTATGGATAAGAAGGTGGAAGAGAGTATTTTCACATCTGACAGGGGAAAGAATCTGCCTATAAAAGAAGATATTTTTGCAGGAATTTTATTCTGTGGAAATTGTGGCAGAAGAATTCCTTTAGCTTCCAGAATCCTGGAGAAGGATGGAGTGTTGGAGCGCCAGTATTTTTATTCCTGCAGATACAATTATGATTTTGGTGGGAAACAGTGTCGCTGTACCATTATGGAGCAGGATCTTATAAAGGTGGTGCATAACCTGCTTACAACTCAAATTGCAGTAATGACCGACAGTGCCAGGACGGAGGCTTCCATGCGAGGCGTGATGGACAGGGAACTGAAAAATCATGACATGAGGATTCAGAAGCTTCAAAAGCAGATTGACAGGAAGAATTACGAAGAAAGCAAAGAGTATCAGTCTTATGTTACGGGAGAGATTACTAAGGCTGATTTCAAGTGCAGGCAGGAGAAAAACGCTGACGCCATAATGAGGCTTCGGGGACAGATATCGGATGAAGAGGCAAGCCGCAGGCGTGTGAAGAGATTTTGTGAGAAGAAGATACAATGGCTGAAAGCAATTTATCGTTTTCAAAGTGAGGTTACCCTGGATAGAAATATGATTAAAATTCTGGTCGACAGCATTTACCTGTATCCAGATAAGAGGCTGGTAATTAATCTGAATTTTAAAGATGAGTATGCCAGGATGACAGACGGAGAGGAGATTTAAAATGGAGCAGATAGCAATATATTTGAGATTATCAAAGGAAGATGAATTTGTAAAAGATGAGAGCAACAGTATTACCAATCAGCGTGCTTTTATCCGTGGATTTATTAATAAAAATAAGGAACTACGCAAAGTGAGTGTGATTGAGTTTGTGGATGATGGCTATTCGGGTAAAAATATGGATCGCCCGGATATGCAGAGAATGCTGGAACTGGTGAAAAGAAAGCAGATTTCATGCGTTATTGTAAAGGATTTTTCCAGATTTTCAAGAGATCATATTGAGCAGGGAAAGTATATTGAACAAATATTTCCTTTTATGGGTGTGCGATTTATTGCCATAAATGATAATTATGACAGCACAGATTATGTGGGTGGTATCGGTGAGATTGATGTTGCATTTAAGGGAATCCTGTATGATTTCTTCAGCGAGGAGCAGTCTTCCAAAGTATCATTGACACTTGATACAAAGCGTGGCAATGGTAAGTACATAGCTACCTATGCTCCTTATGGCTATGTGAAAAGTCCGGAGGACAAGCATAAGTTGGTTGTGGATGAGTTTGCCAGTCAGATTGTAAAGCGTATTTTCAAAGAGTTTCTGTCTGGAAAATCTATGTACAAAATTTCAGAAGGACTGAATAAGGATGGAATAGATACGCCGGGAGTGTATATTGCCATGCAAGTAGGAAGTGAAAAGCAACTTGCCAGATATCGTGAGAAAAAGCCTCTCTGGAATAATGTTGCAATAGGAAGAATCCTCGGAAATGAGCAATATACCGGCATGATGATTTACAGCCGCTTCAAGATTGAGAATGTTGGCGATAAACATGCAAAAGCACTTCCAGAGGATGAATGGAAGCGTGTGGAAAATTGTCACGAAGCAATTATAAGCAAGGAGGATTTTGAAAAAGTAGCTGCCATGCGAAAAGAAAATACATGTGCCAGTGCCAAAAGAAAGCATGAAACACATTGCCTGACTGGTAAAATGATCTGTGGTAACTGTGGGCATCGCCTGTCCCATACTTATGCCGGACGACCGAAATATTATTGTGCAAATCATTATCTGGACAAGACTGATAAAAAATGCAATATCAGTGTGCTGGATGCCGATATGGAAAGCATTGTGAAGAAAGCACTTCAGATGATGATTGATGTACTGGTAGATTCCAGAAATGTTGTGGATATGCAACGGGAGAAACAGGCAGAGCGATTAAAGCAGGCAGAAAAGCATCTTTCAGATATGGAGCATAGCCGTGAACTGATCGAAAAGGACCTGCGTGAAGCATATGAAAGCTACAAGCTTGGTATGACAGATAAAGAAACATATTTGGAACAGCGTAAGACATATGAGCAGATGCTGGCGAGCTTGCAGGAGAATATTGAAAAGCAGAGGGCAGCAGTAACCAGGATGACAGATGTGGATGTGCCGGAAGTGGCAGGATTGGAGATGTTGGAAGGGCAGCTGAAGCTGACTGGACTTAATAGGGAAATGGTGGATGCTTTTGTGGAGGAGATTGTCGTGTATGCTAAGGATAAGGTGGAGATAAAGTGGAAGTTTCGGGATGAGTTTAAGAAAGAATATAGTCGAAAAGAATAGAGGTTTAGGTGGAGATTAATAGGGAGAGGTGGTATAATAAAAAAGGATTGGGCAAAAGAAAAGAGGAAGTAATTTTGGAAAATACGACTAGTGAAATAATGCAAAGAATGTTTGCGTCATTGGAAAATAATTCTCGAGTTGCAGTTGAGAAAAATAAAAAAATATATTCTCAAATAATTATGTACTTAAATTCAGTAGAAGGGTTTTGTGATTTGCTGGAAAATGAGCAGATTAAATTGGTAATGAATGAAGTCTGCTATGATTTGATTTCTTCAGTTTATATGGCATCAAATGGAATGTATAGAAATGCGTATATTTGTTTAAGAAGCGCAATTGAATTGGCCTTAGCTGTGTTGTATTTTTTGGATCATAATTTTGATTTTTTGTTATGGCAAGAAAACCAATATGATGTTAAGTGGGCTGTGTTGAACAATAAGGAACAAGGCGTTTTATCAAATAGATATTTGAATTTATTTTGTGAGTCGAATACTGATTTTGGAAGATTTATTGAAAAAGTAGAAGATATATATCATAATTGTTCGGAATATGTTCATGGGAAATATTCTTTTATGCAAACAAATTTTATGCAAACAAAAATTAAATATGATTCTTCAATATTCAAGGAATGGAGTGAGAATTGGTTTGATGAAGTTAAAGTTATAACATTGCTTTTGGCAATTAGATTGCATAAAAAATTAGGAGAGTTAAATGATGAAATAAAAAAGCAATTAGCAGAAGATGCGAAGGATTATGAATTAAGAGGTGTATTTGATGAATGATTATTTAAGGAATGATGATGAAATTATTTTTAGAACTGAGGACCTGAAACAAAGAGAAATACAAGATAAATTTGTTGAAACAGGAAAAGATAGAGAAAATATTGAGTACTTAAAAAAGAAAACCCCTATAATTCTGTCTGGAAGTCGTGGAACCGGTAAAACAATGCTGCTGAAAATGGCAGAAAAGGAAATGGATGATAAGTTTGATGAAGATAGAATTCTTCCAGTATTTGTCAGTTTTAGCAAGGCAATATTTGTAGATATAGATAAAGATATATTATATTTTAAACAGTGGATGCTTTCAAAAATTATGTTTGAATTAAGGATAAAATTGAAAAAGCATGGTATAGGAATAACTCAACCAAGTATTTTTGGTAGCTTGTTTGGGTGTAATGATGAGACGGACGAACTGACTGATAAACTTAACACATTCATTTCAATCATGGAAGAAACATGGAGAAGAAAAGATGGTGACGCTAATGAAAAATTGCAAGAGGTATTTGGTGTAGAGCCAGATCGCATAGGAGTAATTTCTGATGTGGATTATTTTAAGAAGTTGATAGAGGAATTATGTGAATACTATAATATTGAAAGAGTAGTGTTATTGTTTGACGAAGCATGTCATAACTTTATTCCAATTCAACAAAGAGAGTTTTTTACTTTTTTTAGAGATTTGAGAACACCATATATAAGTTGTAAGGCTGCTGTTTATCCAGGAATTACATCATATGGTACATTTCAGGCATTTCATGATGCTGAGATAAGGAAAGTAGAAAGAGATATATCAGATAAAGATTATGTATCTAATATGCGCGAGATGGTGAGAAATCAGCTTGGAGAGGACGTATATAAAATTTTTGAAAGCAATGGGGATAATTTTGATGCGTTAATATATGCTGCATCTGGAAATCCGAGACTGATGTTAAAAAGTATTTATACGGCAAGCAATGAATTGAAAAGTTTAAATACGACTAATACAAATAATACAATTAAACAATTTTATAGAACTAATATTTGGAATGAGCATACCAAACTGGGCGAAATATATACGGGCTATAAACCACTTATAGATTGGGGAAGAGCATTTATTGAAGATAAGGTTTTAGAAGAAACTTATAATAAGAATAAAAAAAG